GAGGGCAACGCTCACACTATCCAGGCATCTTGACAATCTCGAAGAGTTAAGAGACAAGGCACTCTCGAACAATGCCTTTGGGGCAGCAGTAACTGCCGAGATAAGCCGAGGCAAAGCAGCAGGGATATATGTCGAACGCAAAGAACTAACGGTCAACAAAACGTCAGACCTCACCAAGCTAGAAATAATAAGTAGACTCAAAGAATTACACCAAGAGTCAGGAGGGGTTTTGCCTTCGACCACATACACTATTGAAGGAGAACAGTCTGTTGACTCCGAGCCTGAGTTCGAGAACACTGTTGTCGAAGAGTCAAAGGACAATAGTTCTGGAGTTATTTGATTATGAGTAGGATTCTTTTCTATGTGGACTCTTGGTATCTTGACTCAGAGCATGATGACCCCCCCTGCATGTATGACTTCTATATAAAAACTTTACGTTGGTTCACAGTCCGTAGTCTCCAAAATATATTCCACAAAAATTTTGCAATATTTTTATAAATGAAAGATAGCGAACTAGAGCACATACCCCAAGAGTTACTTGTCGAACATCTCGAACTATCGGAACGATTGGCGGAACTCACAGAAAAGGAAACAATACAGACGAACTTTCTTCCATTCGTAAAAGCGATGTGGTCAGACTTCATAGAAGGGGAACACCACCGCATAATGGCAAAAGCTTTTGACCGAATAGCATCAGGCGAACTGAAAAGACTTATTATCAATATGCCACCACGTCATACTAAGTCGGAATTCGCCTCCTACATGTTCCCAGCGTACCTAGTCGGTAGGAATCCTGGACTCAAAATTATCCAGGCAACACACACTGCAGACTTGGCTGTTCGTTTTGGTCGTAAGATTCGTGACCTAATTGTAACAAAACAATATACTGATGTGTTCCCGAACGTTGAGTTAAATCCAGAGAGTAAAGCAGCAGGAAGATGGGAAACAAGAACTAGAGACGGAAAAATGAACGGCGAATATTTTGCATCAGGTGTCGGTGGTGCACTAGCTGGTAGGGGTGCGGACTTATTTATTATTGACGACCCACATTCTGAGCAAGATGCGATGAGTGCTAACGCTCTTGATGATGCGTACGAATGGTATATGACTGGACCAAGACAGAGACTACAGCCAGGAGGTGCTATAGTAATGGTTATGACGCGTTGGTCTAAAAAAGATTTGACTGGTCGCGTTGTGAAAAAAATGATGGAATCAGAAGAAGCAGACCAATGGGAAATTATAGAACTGCCTGCGATTCTACCAAGTGGTAAACCTTTATGGGAAGGTTATTGGCCACTGCCTGAATTACAAAAGATCAAAGCCTCTATTTCTCCAAGTAAATGGACAGCTGAATATATGCAAAACCCTACTGGGGAAGGTGCGTCGATTATCAATAAAGAATGGTTTAAAGTTTGGGATAGAGATTCTCCGCCACACGTTGACTATATTATTCAATCTTACGACACGGCTTTTTTAAAAACTGAAAGNGCGGATTACTCAGCTATAACAACATGGGGAGTGTTTTATCCTGAAGGAACTATAGGGGAAGACAGTTACGCAGGTAATGAAGCACATATTATATTATTGGATTCAGTTCGCGAGAGGCTTTCTTTCCCTGAATTAAAACAGAAAGCTCTAGAACAATACAACGAATGGGATCCTGAGTCTGTAATAATAGAAGGTAAGGCATCGGGCATGCCTCTAACACAAGAACTCCGTGCTCTTGGCATACCTGTACAAAACTTTACACCGAGCCGAGGGCAAGACAAAGTTGCTAGATTAAATGCGTGTACTCCGTTGTTTAGTGGAGGTTATGTATGGGTGCCAGAAACTAATTGGGCAGAACAACTTGTTGATGAAGTGTCGGACTTTCCTTACGGAGAACATGATGACTTAGTTGATAGTACAACACAAGCATTAATGAGATTTCGTCAAGGAGGTTTTGTAAAACTAGGAACTGACTATGAGGAAGAACCAGTGTATCGAAGGAAACGAGTTTACTATTGAGTACATTATAACGTATGATTTAAACTTGCTCATCAAAATTGGAGAAAATTAAAAGTAAATGGCGATAGAAAAAACAATGTTGGACGCATTGATGAATGGTGAGTCTACTGAAGTTGAGATCCCAGAAGAAATGGGTGAAGTCCTGCCTGAAAACATAATTATAGAAGGCGAAGAAGAAACTGACATTGCCATAGTCCCTGACCCAATAGAAGATTTTAATGAAAACTTAGCTGAAGTTATAAACGAAAGTGACTTACGAGCACTTTGTATGGACTTAACATCAGATTTCGACGAAGATGAAGAGTCTCGTAGAGAATGGTTAGAAACATTTACAAATGGTTTAGACTTACTCGGTATAAAAACTGAAGATAGAAGTGAACCATTTCCAGGTGCGAGTGGTGTACATCACCCTTTATTATCAGAATCTGTAGCACAGTTCCAAGCACAAGCCTATAAAGAACTCTTGCCTGCTGATGGACCTGTTAAAACACAAGTTTTAGGCAACGTTGACCCCTCAAAAGAACAACAAGCACAAAGAGTCAAAGAGTTTATGAACTATCAGATAACATACAATATGGAAGAGTTCGATCCAGAACTAGACCAGTTGCTGTTTTATCTCCCACTTTCTGGTTCTGCTTTTAAAAAGGTTTTTTATGACCCTTCTAAAGCAAGGGCAGTAAGCAACTTTATAATGGCAGAAGATTTTATAGTTTCTTACTCAACAACAGACCTACTTGATTGCCCAAGAGCAACACATGTCATACAGATGACAGAAAACCATATTCGTAAGATGCAACAGGCAGGTTTATATAGAGATGTAGAGATAGGTGAACCCTCACAAGACGAAGAAAGTCTCTCTGGTGTTAAATCAAAGATAGACAATATAACTGGAGTCAGCAAACCTTCAGTTGCTGAGACCTATACAGTGCTAGAAATGCATGTAGACCTCGATTTAGAAGGTTTTGAAGACTCAGAAGACGGTGAAGAGACAGGAATTGCCTTACCATATATAGTTACAATGGTAAAAGAGAGTAATCAGATACTTGCTATACGAAGAAACTTCTCCCCAGACGACCCTCTTAAGAAGAAAATAGAGTACTTTGTTCACTATAAATTCCTTCCAGGACTAGGTTTTTATGGTTTTGGGCTTATACACATGATAGGTGGTCTAAGTAAATCAGCAACATCTATACTAAGACAACTTGTCGATGCAGGCACATTAAGTAACTTACCTGCTGGATTTAAGGCAAGAGGAATGCGAATTAGGGATGATGATACACCTATAGAGCCTGGAGAATGGCGAGATGTAGATGTCCCAGGTGGCACTATAAGAGATGCGCTTATGCCACTACCTTATAAAGAACCAAGTGGCGTACTAGCACAACTTTTAGGTGTTATCGTAGAAGGTGGTCAGCGTTTTGCAAATATAGCAGACATGAAAATAGGTGACATGGGTCAAGAAGCACCTGTTGGTACAACTATTGCTATGCTAGAACGTGGTAGCAAAATTATGTCGGCGATACATAAACGTCTACACTATGCTCAAAAAGTAGAATTTAAACTTTTAGCTAGAGTATTCTCAGAATCTCTACCTCCTGAGTATCCTTACGATGTAGTTGGTGGATCTCGTACTATATACGCAAGAGACTTTGACGGACAGGTGGACATATTACCAGTAAGTGATCCAAACATATTTAGTATGAGCCAACGTGTCGTGCTCGCACAAACTCAGTTACAGTTAGCACAAAGTGCTCCTGAGTTACATAACCTAAGGGAAGCGTATTTTAAAATGTATACTGCTTTGGGTGTACAAAACATAGACGAAATACTCGAACCACCAGAAGACATGTCACCGAAAGACCCAGTGCAAGAAAACCAAGATGCACTTATGGGNGCACCANTAAAAGCATTTTTAGAACAGAATCATGATGCGCACATAGCAGCGCATATGGCATTTATGCAGAATCCTATGGTGCAACAGAATCCTGCTGCAATGCAGGCACTTCAAGCACATATACAAGAACATCAAGCTATGAAGTACAGACTACAAGTACAACAGATACTAGCTGAACAAGGTATGGAACTTCCACCAGAAGGGCAACCAGTACCTATGGAAGTACAAAACCAGATAGCCATGTTGGCAGCACAAGCAACTCAGCAAATAACAGGACAAGAACAAGCCTTGATAGAAGCACAGCAAATGGCACAACAGCAACCACAAATGGACTTGGCTAATAAACAACTAGAATTACAAGGTATGGAAATACAAAGAAAAGCACAAGCAGATCAGTTACGTGCTCAAACAGAACTTACTAAAGCAGAAATGGATGCGCAAACTGCTCTAGCGAAGGCAGAGAAAAATGAAGACATAGCTCAACAAAGAATTGCAGCCTCTCGTGAGAAAGATGCAATGGAAGCTGAACTCAAGTCACAGAAATCTTATGGTGAAATATTAAAACAAGTAAAAGACGCAGAGGAGAATAGTGAGTAATGGCTAAAAAACGAGGGTTGTACGACAACATAAACGCAAAGAGAGATCGAATCAAAGCTGGTTCTGGTGAAAAAATGAGAAGTGCTGGTGAAAAAGGTGCACCAAGCGCACAAGATTTCAAAGACGCAGCTAAAACTGCCAAGAAAAAAGACGGAGGTCTTTATAAAATGGCTGATGGTGGCATGTATAAGATGGCTGGCGGAGGCATGCCAGGAGGTACAATGCTTAAAATGAAAGACGGAGGTTTAGCTGTACAAAGTAAAGGCTGTGGAACAGTAGACAACAAACGCAGAAAACCAACAAAATTACGATAGGAGAAAAATATGCCAATGAAGGAATACTCAAAAAAGCAGAAGAAAATTGCTAAAGTCGCAGAACCAAGAGATAAAATCGATGGAGCAGATTTCAAAAAGCTTAGAGGAATGAAAGATGGTGGTATGTACAACTACAGCGAAGGCGGTTTACACACTCATAAGAAAGTTGTAAAAACAAGAGGCACAGGTGCTGCTACAAAAGGTTTAAATTTTCATAGTTCTGATTAATGGACTATATAAAGGTTGTCGAGTACCTACTCAAAAAGTACAGAGAACGTTGTACTGCTTTAGAAGAAACACTCGCATCGGGAGGTGTTGCTAGTTTTGAGCAATACCAACGCGTCGTCGGAGAGATATCAGGTCTTCGCTCTGCCGAACAAGAAATAATTGACCTGCGTAAAAATATGGAGAAAGAAGTAGATGACTAAAGAAGTTGTACCAGATGTTGTTATGAATTTTGACAAGGCTCCTGCTCGTGTACCTGAAGAGGTCGTGCCAGAAGAAAAGTCAGTTGAAGAGATTACATCGCAAACAGAAAAATTACCACAACCAACAGGATACAGAGTATTGATACTACCGAGAGGCAGATCAGCTGTAACTGATGGTGGCATTCAATTAGTTTCTGAAACTATTGAAAGAGACACAGTATCCTCAGTTGTAGGATATGTTATTTCTCTTGGACCAGATGCATACAAGGATCCTGTAAAGTTTCCTGAAGGTGCTTGGTGTGAAGAGGGAGAATGGGTGCTTTTTGGCAGATACGCTGGTGCTCGATTTAAAATTGATGGAGGAGAACTCCGTATTTTAAATGACGATGAAATATTAGCCAGAATACCAGACCCAGAAGCAGTAGATTATTAATAACCAACATGGAGGAAACCATGCAACAAGAAGAAAATCTTGCCATAGAAGAAACAGTAGAAGTCGAACTTCCTACTGAAGAAAAGAAAGAAGAAAATATAGAAATTGTCGATTCTCAACCTGAGGAACAACCAGTTGAAGATGATAAAACTGAACAAGAAGAGTATAGTGATTCTGTTCAGAAAAGAATCAACAAGCTTACCTATAAGCTAAGAGAAACAGAAAGACAAAACGAAGAAGCAGTTTCTTGGGCACAAAAAGTCCAAGAAGAAAATGCTACACTTAAGAAAAAAGCTGAATCTGCAAATACAGCTATGTTTTCTGAATATGATAACAGGATCAATACAGAATTAGATTCTGCTAAAGCAGAGTATAAGGATGCACTTGATCGTGGCGACACAGAAGCTGTTGTATCATCAAATGAAAAACTTGCTCGTTTGTCAGTAGAAGCAGAAAGTTTACGTCGTGTAACAGAACAGCGTAAAAGAGCTGCCGAGAACCCTGAAGAGAAAGTACAGCAGCCAGTTATGCCAGAAGCAAACACTGCTCAACCAGCACCACCAGATCCTAGAGCACAAGAATGGGCAAAGAAAAATGATTGGTTTGGTAAAAACCAAGGTTTAACTTTTGCTGCATTTGGTGTACATAGAGAACTTATGGATGAAGGTTATGATGGCGCAACTGATGACTACTATGCAGAATTGGACAACAGGCTTTCCAAATTCGGAATAAGCACCTATAATGAAGATCAAGAACAAGTTTCCGACTCTCCCGTGCAGAGAGTAGCGAGTCCTACAAGACAAGCAAGAAGTAAAAATGCACGCAGTAAGACTGTAAAACTCACACAGAGTCAAGTAGCAATAGCGAAAAAACTTGGTGTGCCTCTTGAAGAGTATGCTAAATATGTTAAAACACAATAAGGAGTAAAAAATGACAGAAAAAGATACAAATAAACAAGTAGACGAATCTGTTGCTACTGATCGATCTCCTCGATCTGCACAAGCACGAGAAAAAGAAACTCGCAGAACACCATGGGCACCGCCCTCTGCACTAGATGCACCACCTGCACCTCCAGGTTTTAAGCATCGTTGGATTAGAGAATCTATACTTGGACAAGACGATAAGACTAATATGTCTAAACGTCTACGTGAAGGCTTTGAGCCTGTACGTTCGGAAGAGTTTCCAGATTTTGAAGCACCAACGATACAAGATGGAGTACATGCTGGTGTGATCGGAGTAGGTGGTTTGATCCTGGCAAGAATACCTGAGGATACAGTTTTAGAACGGAAAGAGTATTTCGATGCTCAAACCGCTGACGCTATGCGTGCTGTTGACACAGATTTAATGAGAGAAAGCGACCCAAGTATGCCTATTAGTAGACCTAATAGAAATACCAAAGTTACTTTCGGAAAAGGATCTTAGGTAAAACTAAGAATTTTAACAACATATTTTATATAAAGGTGAAATAATATGGCGAATGTAAATGACCCAGATGGTTTTACTCCCGCATATCATATGTCTGGTGGTACAATCAGACCTGCAGAGTTTGCGATAGCAAGTGGCACGAACGCTTCGATTTTTTCGGGCGACGTAGTCAATCTCTCAAGTGGTTTGGTTATACAGGGTACTGCAACAGGTACTCCACTAGGTGTATTTTACGGAGTAGAATACTCAGCAACTTCAGGTGAAAAGATTTTTTCAAAATCTTGGATAGCTGATACTGCAACATTAGGCTCTGCGAATGCTAAAGCATTTGTTTATGTCGATCCAGATATTGTTTACGAGGCGCAGGCATCTGCTACTCCTACACAAGCATCTATCGGTACAACAAATACTATAACAACAACCGCAGGTGATTCTTCAACAGGTCGATCAAAAGAAGCAGTTACAGCAACTACTTCTAGTGGGATTGCACTAATAGTAGGTTTTCCCGATAAACCGTCAAATTCTATTGGTCAGTACGCTAGGATGTATGTAACATTCCCAGCTTCTGTGTTCGGTAATTCATAAAGGAGTAAATAACAATGGCAATTAATAGAGCACAATTAGTGCAAGAACTAGAGCCTGGATTAAACGCTCTCTTTGGACTTGAATATAGCAGATACGAAAACGAGCATGCTGAAATTTTTGATACAGAAAATTCAGATAGAGCGTTTGAAGAAGAAGTTATGCTTTCAGGTTTCGGTGAAGCACCAGTGAAAGGCGAAGGTGCATCAGTCTCATACGACTATGCGCAAGAAACTTTCACCGCTAGGTACTCTCACGAAACTGTAGCGTTAGCTTTTGCTTTGACAGAAGAAGCTATAGAAGACAACCTATATGACAGCCTTTCAGCTAGATACACTAAAGCGTTAGCTCGATCAATGAGCCAAACGAAACAAGTGAAAGCTGCAAATGTTCTCAATAATGGTTTCTCGTCTAGTTTTCCAGGAGGGGATGGTAAGGAGTTATTTGCTACTGACCACCCAACTTTGACAGCTGGTGATCAATCCAACGAGCCAAGCACAGCTGCTGATTTGAACGAAACTTCTCTAGAGAATGCAATGATAGATATCTCTGCATTTAAAGATGAACGTGGTTTAAAAACTAACGTTCAAGCTAGAAAATTAATCGTTCCACCAGCACTTCAGTTTGTAGCTGATAGACTGCTTAACACTCCTGGAAGAGTAAGTACTTCTGATAACGATATAAACGCTATCAGAAATATGAGCATGCTTCCAGAAGGTTATACAGTTAATCACTTCTTAACCGATACGGATGCGTTTTTTATCAAAACAGACGCACCTAACGGACTAAAACATTTTGTAAGGGCAGCAATGTCTACTGGTATGGAAGGCGACTTCGAAACTGGTAACATGCGTTACAAAGCAAGAGAAAGATATTCTTTTGGTTTTAGTGACTGGCGTGGTATTTATGGTTCCCCAGGAGCATAAATAATCGTTTAGACAAAGTAAAGGGAAGCTTCGGCTTCCCTTTCTTTTCTTCGACAATAAGTATAGAATAAATTTATCTAGGATAAATAATTTGTTTTATCGACTGACCTAGCAGACAAGCCGAGACGATAAGACTTATTTCCAAAGGAGGAAATTATGGCAAAATCGACATTTTCAGGTCCAGTTAAATCATTAGCTGGTTTTATTTCAGCAGGTAGTACAGCAGTAGTTAGTTTAACAGCTGATACTTCACTTACAGTAGCAGCACACGCAGGTAAAATATTAACTACCAACGATGCTGATGGTAAGTTTACACTACCTAGTATAGTAACAACATCACCTTCTGATCCAACAGATCCAAATCAACTCAATAACTTAGGCGCAAGTTTTTACTTTGTAGTAGAAACTGCAGCTACAGATATGGACATCTTAACAGATGGCACAGATAAGTTTGTTGGTGGTTTATACACAGGTGTAACTAACGCTACAGGTAAGACATTTATATCTGGTGCATCTAACGATGTGATCACTTTGAATGGAACTACGAAAGGTGGTTTGGTTGGTAGTATTATTAAAGTAACTGCAATGGCTTCTGCCAAGTACGCAGTAGAAGGGATTACACTAGGTTCAGGAACTTTAGTAACACCATTTGCTGACGCTTAATAGGAGTAAATTATGGCAGACGCAGTAACTTCAACAACGATTGTAGATGATGATAGAAAAGCTGTTATACAGTTAACTAACACATCGGATGGAACTGGTGAGTCAGCTGTTACTAAAGTAGATGTAAGTGCACTTGCTGTAAGAAGCACGGATGGTGCTGCTTGCACAGGGTGCAAAGTCGCAAGAGTTAATTATTCAACTTTTGGTATGAGCGTGAAATTATTATGGAACGCTAGTACAAACACTATATGCTGGGATTTAAATTCAGACTATAGTGATGATATAGATTTTTCTTATATGGGAGGTTTGCAAAATACTGCTGCTTCTGGTGGAAAAACAGGCGATATAAAACTCACAACTACTGGGCATGCTAGTGCAGATTCTTATGTTATCGTATTAACAGTAATAAAAGAATACTAAAATGGCAACCTCAGGGACTAAGACTTTTCAGTTAACTATAGCGGACACTATTGAAGAAGCTTATGAATTAGCTGGTTTAGAACTTAGGACAGGATATGATGCAGAGACTGCTAGACGGTCTCTGAACATCATGTTTGCAGATTGGGCTAATAGAGGTGTAAACCTTTGGACCATAGAACAAGTGACCACAAATTTAACAGCAGGAACAAGTAGCTATACTTTAAATTCTTATGATATAGATATAGTTTCTGCAGTTATACGACAAATAAACGGATCTACTACAACAGATATACAATTAACTAGGATAGGTAGGTCAGAGTACTTGAACATACCTGACAAAGCTTCCACTGGAAGACCTACACAATATTTTTTAGACAGACAAACAACTCCTGTCGTGAAAGTCTGGCCAACACCAGACTCTGCTGCTACTTATAGATTAGTAGCTAATACTATACAAAGAATAGATGATGTAACAGCATCAGCACAAGAACCAGAAATACCTTCAAGATTTATGCCTTGTATGGCAAGCGGTTTAGCTTACTATATAGCTTTGAAAAAGAATCCTGAAAGAGTACCTTTATTAAAACAACAATACGAACAAGACTTTCAATTAGCTGCAGATGAAGACCGTGGAAGAGCTTCTCTGCATTTAGTTCCACACAGGAGTTATTTTTAATGGCGTATGCTGTTGGTAAATATTCAAGAGCTCAGTGTGATAGGTGTGGCTTTGTTTATAAATACACACAGTTAAAAACTGAATGGAATAATTTAAAGGTTTGTTATGATTGTTTTGAGCCTAAACACCCTCAATTAAAACCTGTAATAACCCCAACTGATCCAGAAGCTTTACGTCAACCTAGAGGAACAGAACCAGTACCAACAACAGGGTATGGTGTAGTAAAAACAGAAAATACTAAAAACAGTTTGGGTGTAACCGCCCCTTCTATGAGTGTATCTCATAACGACACCATAGGTTCTAGCTTTTTTATAGCTAAGTCGGTAGGAGAAGTAGGAACACCAACCATCACAACAGGGTAAAAAATGACTTGGACTTTATCTAGTTTAAAAACAGCAATACAGGATTATTCTGAATCAACAGAAACATCTTTTGTAACTAACCTACCTAATTTTATAAAAACAGCAGAAGAAAGAATTTTAAAAACTGTTCAGTTAGATGATTTTATAAAAAACGTAACAGGAACAGCAACCCCTAGTTCTCCCTATCTAGGTTCTCCTACCGACTATCTTTCTTCTTTCAGTTTAGCTGTAATAGACAGCAGTTCTAACTACAACTATCTACAATTAAAACACCCAAGTTTTATACGGGATTTTACACCCGCATCCTCGACAACAGGATTACCCAAATATTATGCAGAGTTTGATGAGAATACTTTTATATTAGCACCAACCCCTGACACAACATATACATTTGAGTTACATTATTTCTTTAGACCCTCATCCCTTACTTCGGCAGGTGATTCTGGAACAACTTGGTTATCTGATAATGCTCCTAATGCATTATTATACGGAAGTTTAACAGAAGCCATGGTTTATCTAAAAAACTATGAATCACTACCCATCTATGAACAAAGATTTCAAGAAGCTATAGCTTTATTGAAAAATCTTGGCGAAGGTAAATCTACCCAAGATCAATATAGATATGACCAAGTAAGGAGATCACCACAGTAATGAAATTAGAGCACCTCGAAGGCGCACACATCGCCCTAGTCGCAATGGGGGAAAGTCAATTAGATTTTCATTTAGCTAAATCACACAGCAAAACTTGGGATGAAGTTTGGGGTATAAACGCTATGGGCGAGATTACGAAATGTGATAGAATATTCATGTTAGATCCAGCCTCTAGGTTTCTAGATTCTGATGCAGCAGGCAGTCAAACAGGTATTATGAAAAATTTAGTTCTTAATCACCCTGGACCAATATACACGTGTGAGTTAGATGAACGTTGTCCTGGATTAGTGGAGTTCCCCATAACTGAAGTAGTTAAAGCAACTAGATGTTCTTACCTTAACAATACTGTACCTTTTGCTATAGCTTTTGCTTTGTACAATAAAGTAGCAAGGTTAGACCTGTATGGTATAGACTTTACATATAAAGGTAATTTGCATTTTGCAGAAGCTGGCAGATCTTGTGTTGAGTATTGGTTAGCTAAGTGTATAGAGAATGGAATGGTGGTTAGTGTTGCTCCTAGATCTGGTCTATTAGATACGGACGTTCCTATACAGGAAAAAATTTATGGATATCACAGACTCGATAATCCAACTTTGGTTTTGATCGATGAAGAAAAAGACGAGTTTTATACAATGGGATTTAATGAATATAGTGAGGAAGTAGAAAAAAGAAGAAGGAAAGAAGCGGAACTTATTTCTACCGTAAACACCCCACCAGAAGCGAAAAGATATTGATATGATAAAAATAGAAACAGTAAGTAGTATAGGAAACATAAGCGTAGACACTCAGCAAAATAGAGGACACCCACCAGAATACTGGGCAGAAAGAGCAACAGAAAGAATATGTGGAATCTCTGAAGATGCAGCCCCTCATGTTAAACAACAGGCAGAAGCATTCAGAGTAGCTATTTACAACACAATACTTTATTATATTAAGCAGAGCATCAATAGTGAAAGATGCACTATGAAGAATTTACTGACTCAACAAGGTCATGAAGATTTAGCTAAAATATTAACGGAGATAAAGTAATGGCAATTACATCAACACTAACAACTAGTTTTAAAAAAGAGTTACTAGAAGCGAAGCATAATTTCTTAGCTTCTGGAGGCAATAGTTTTAAACTAGCTTTGTATACCAGTTCTGCTACGATGGGAGCAGCAACTACAGCGTTTACCACGACTAACCAAGTTAGTGGAACAAACTATACAGCAGGTGGTTCTGCTTTGACTAACGTCAATCCAACAAGCGGTGGTACTACAGGGTTTACAGACTTTGCTGATCTAACTTTTGGCACAGCTACTGTAACTGCTAGAGGTTGTATGATTTATAATGATACAGCTAGTGGTGATCCTTCAGTAGCAACTATAGATTTTGGTGGAGATAAAACATCTACCGCTGGAGACTTCACTATAGTTTTCCCTGCAGCAGCAGCAAGCACAGCGATTATCAGAATCGCTTAGTTTTAAATGGCAGCGATCACTGGTTGGGGTCGAGGCACTTGGGGTTCTGATACTTGGGGTGAGCCTAACCCTGTTACACTCACAGGTTTATCTGCAACTTCTGCACTAGGTACAATCTCCGTAGATGCAGAAGCTAATGTAGTACCAGCTTCTTTAGTCGGAACAACAGGAGCACCTGTTGCTGGTGTAAATGCACAAGCGATAGCTTCTATACAAGGTGCGGTTGGCACAGTTGGTTCTGTATCAGTAGATGTAGACGGTGAAGCAAACGTACCAGTCACACTGGGCGCAGCAACAGCAAGCCTCGGATCCATCACAGTTCACCACAATGCAGTAGTAACACTTTCTAGTTTAGTAGGAACAAGTGCATTAGGTACTGTTACTCCAGTAGCGAAAGCTAACGTAAGTGTCTCTGGTGTTTCAGCTACAGGTTCTGTTGGTTCTGTCACAAACATAGGAAAAGCAAATGTAACACCAACAGGTGTTGCAGCCACAAGTGCATTAGGCACTAGTACAATTGCTTTAGGCATGACGGTCCAGATTACAGGACTAGCGGCAACGAGTTCTCTCGGATCTGTAACTACAATAGCTAAAGCTACAGTTATTTTAGTTGGTCTTGAGGCAACCACAGGCACCCCAACAATTTTAGTTTGGGGATTAGTTGATGATGCACAAGATCCAAGTTGGAGCGCAGTGAATGATAGTCAAAACCCAAACTGGACAAATGTAGCTTAACTATTGTGTTAAAAAAGTATATAATCTAACTAACGTGAGGAAGAAATAAATGGCAAGTACATACGTAAATGATCTAAGACTTAACGAAATGGCGACAGGTGATGCGTCAGGAAGTTGGGGTACAGTCACAAATACAAATTTAGAGTTGATAGGAGAAGCTCTTAGTTTTGGCACAGAAGCAATAACCACTAACGCAGATACACACACAACAACTGTAGCTGATGGTGCTGCTGATCCAGGTAGAGCTATGTATCTTAAATATACAGGTACACTAGACTCAGCTTGTACTATCACTATTGCACCTAACACTATAAGTAGGATGCACTTTATAGAAAACGGAACAAGTGGTTCGCAAAACATAATTATCTCACAAGGCTCTGGAGCAAATATAACTATTCCAGCTGGCGATACTAAAGCAGTTTACCTAGATGGAGCTGGTAG